ATTGAACAAGCTCAGATCTATTCTTAACTTTTATATATATGAGAGAGATAAAATTTAGGGCATGGGATACAAAATATAATAAATACATTTGAATTGTAGATTTATCTATTAGTAGAATTTTTTGGGATTATCCATTATGAGATAATGATGATTACTACTTAGAACAATATATTTGAATAAAAGATAAAAATTGAATTGAAATATACGAATGAGATTTAGTTGAGGCACTAGCGTCAATCTATCCAACAGATGATACTATATTATCCGATTGATACCGTATAACTACTTGAATACAAAAATGAAGAAAAGTATTTCGAGTTGATTATCAAAAAAACTTTCATTGATTTGAATTTATATGATATTGATGATATTATATAGACTCAAATATCAGTAATAGAGAATATGTAGTAGTTTGAAATTTCAGAGAAAATTCAATTATATAACCTATATCAAAAAATAAAAATGGATAAAAAAATAAACATTGCAATAATATTATGAGTTATATGCTGGATAGCATACATGACTATTACGGATAATTGGTGAAATTAATAATTTTTTACAAAAAATAATATGCAATCCTACGCTATAAACCCGAATAAAAAAACAGTTATATTTTACTGCGATAATCAATTCAATCGTTCATACTTTGAAATGAATTTAACAGATGACCAGTATATAAAGTTATTGGAATTTAATTCTAACATTGATTTTTAATAATATGAATCTACACCAAGATTGTACAAACCAATATATGCTTACATGACTTTTGCTCCAGGTTGCTATTTTAGCACAGACTGGGGGTGTCTTCTGTAGTCAATACTCAGGATCATACACTACAGGCCTGAATATAATCACTATCTATAGACATAGTATCTGGAACTCCAACAGAAAAGCTTCTCCAGAAATACCCTACACTTACTGAACCACTCCTTGCTAGATACAGGCTAGAACTCAACAGCCTACTAGACGATGATAGTGTACCGAATGCAGACCTTGACCACTACATAGAGAATCTTGATAGAACACATAAATAACTTGAATTAAAACCACTTTTAGATATAATAACCAGTATAAATATGGATGAAGAATTAGTAAAACACCTAGCGTATGCAAACAAATTATCTGAAGTGTATTCATTGCATTTAGGAAAAGAAGTAAACATGATTGATGCAATAGAGCTTCTACATAAAAGCTGAAAGACTTGGGAAGAATGGGAACAGGTTTGTGATGAAGGTAAATCATTTTGATTTGTATAATAACCACAAGAAATATGAATGACAAAGAGATTATTGAACTTCAATTAAAACGCATTGAAAGTCAGGAAAAATACATAAAAAAACTAGAGTCAGGAATGAGACGTTTTAATTGGTGGGAAGCTGAAATAAAACCAAGACAGAGAAAAACACACTGACTTCCTGAATGAGTAACAGAAGAAGATATAGAATATAGAATCATAGATAGAAAGCTTGGAAAAATATTTTTACTCCTCAAATAATGTGACTCTTTGACCAATCCATAACTATACTAACTATGCCAGAAACTTTACAACCCACAGAAGATAAGCAAGAAGCTTACCAAGCATTTATAGAGAAATACTCTCTGAATCCCTCCAACAACGATGCAATAATGAATTGCTTGTTTGAACTATATGATACTTCTCGTAAACAGACAGATAAAATTCACGATGAGCTTTATAGGATTGATTCTGTTTTAGATAAAACTATAGGATTAGTATTAGAATCCAAATAGACAAGATACTCGATAATCTCAATAACCCAGATAACTATGGAAAATCAAGCTAATGAAATTCGAATAGATGAAATTATAGAAGATTGCGTGAGAATACATAATTACGCTTTCCTCAATGATGAAGAAACAGAATTAATGTGAGATGTAATAGATTCTTTAAAAAGGCTGAAATCAAATAGATAAACCACTCTAACGAATAACACTTGCAATTATTCGCAAAACACTATAATAACTATGAAAGTAAAAATACTAGAACATCATGTAACTATTCGAGTAGATGAAGATAAAAATCCTATCCTATGTCTAGAAATAGCTTACTCAGATACAATAGGTAAACACCAATGGTGATTCATAAAAGACCTACCAGAAGATTTTAAGGATGAACATATACCAGCTTATCTAGAAACCTTTCTAAAGGCTATAGAAGAAACAGAAAAGAAAAGAAAGAATAAGGAAAAAGAACAAAAACTTCTATTCCAACAGTACAGAGAAATGCAGAAAGAACTTGCTAAAACAAAACATAGTCCAGAAAGCTTGAAAAAAGCAATAAAAGAATATAATGAACGTAACACTAAAAAATAATTATGGGAGACTGGAGAATAACACATTGATTATCTCGTAGCCCAATATATATGAGATATTGGAGAATGAAGGAACGGTGTGAGAATAGAAACAATAACCGATATAGCTCATATTGATGAAGAGGAATAAAATGTGAATGGAATAGCTTTGAGGATTTCTATAGAGATATGTGAATTTCTTTTGATAATTGACTAACACTAGATAGAATAGATGTAAATCGAAACTACTGCAAAGAAAACTGTAGATGGATTGATAATATTTCTCAACAGAATAATAAAACAACAAATCATAATTTAACTTATAAATGAGTTACTAAAACAATGAGTGAATGGGCAAGAGATTTGTGAATAAATTATAACACTTTATCAGCAAGAATTTATAGATGAATTGATACTGAAAAGGCATTAACTATGTAAATATGACAGCATGAAGACCTGAAGCAATAACGGAAGATGTACTCGCAAAATTAGAGTTTGCTTTTGCAAGGAGCTTTACAGATGTAGAAGCAAGTCTATACGCGAATATTTCTCCTGCAACACTTTACAGATATTGTGAAGAACATCCTGAATTTTGAGAGCGAAAAGAGACTTTAAAGAAACAACCTAATATACAAGCTAAACTCAATTGGTATAAAAAGATTGAATGAGAAGATTACACAGCAAGTAAAGACTGGTTAGAAAGAAAGAGTCGTGATGAATTTTCATTAAAAACAGAAGTAGATACTAAGCTTAAATGAGAACTTAAAGTAAATGCCGTAAAACAAATGAGTGATGATGAACTTCTAAACATGGTATGATAACAAAAGAAGAAGCCCAAAAAGAACTTGTATTTAGAGAACTAGCTAGAAGAAGGCTAGATTATTTTGTTCAACAAGTAGATCCCTTTTACTGACATGAATGAAAATGATATGTATTTAAGCCATTCCATAAGATATTAACAGATGCTCTTGAATCTGTACTTTCAAAATGAAAGAAGAAAATAATGATTTCAGTTCCTCCACAACATTGAAAGAGTACAATAGCTACGCAAAGATTTCCAATATTTGCACACCTAAAAGATCCAACTCAATATATTGTTTCTGCCTCGTATTCATGAGACCTTGCAAAGACCCATTTAAGTAAAGCAAGACAAATAGTGGAATGACCACAATTCCAAGCGTTATGAACAAAATTAAACTTCACTACTAACTGAGCATTTGAATATACACTAGCAGAATGATGAGGTTATTATGCAGTATGAGTTTGATGAAGTCTTACATGAAGACCTATTGACATAGGTATTATAGACGATGTACACAAAGATAGATTAGAGTATGAATCTGATACGATAAGAAATAACACTTGGGATTGGTATACTTCTGTTTTCCTTTCTCGCTTACATAAAGATTCTGTACAGATTTGAGTAATGACAAGGTGGTGAGAAGATGACCTATTTTGACGTATTCTTGCACTTGAATGAGATGAATGGGAAGTTATAAATATCCCTGTTATTACTTGAGATACTACAATCTTTCCAGAGCGTTTCCCTTATGACTTCATACAAAAGAAACGATGAGTCATGTGAGAAAGAGACTTTCAGGCTTTGTATATGTGAGACCCTATAAATGAATGAGGATGAGATTTTAAACGAGATTACTTTCAGTATTACGAAAAAGCACCTGATAATTTAAAAATATACTCTTTTGTCGACCCTGCAATTAGCGATAAGCAAGATGCAGACTTCACAGCTATAGTAACTATTGGAATAGACCAGAACAATAGGATTTATATTCTGGATATTATCCATGATAGAATGAGCCCAACCGATATAATAACCAATGTATTTTCAACTTACCTGAAATGGAGGCCTATATCCATAGGTGTAGAAGTTGTTGCATACCAGAAAATGCTTGCCCTTGAGATACGAAAACAAATGAATATTAAAAACATATTCTTCAACCTGATTGAAGTTACCCCAATGTGAGAGAAGAACGCAAGAATCAGAACACTTCTACAGCCGAGATATTGAAACGCTAGTATCATACACCCGAAGTATCATAACAAAATAAAAGAATTAGAACTAGAACTACTAAAGTTCCCTAATTGAAAACACGACGATATAATAGACTCTCTATCTGCCTGTTTGAAGATAAGCGAAGTACAGAATGATAGAAAATCAATATCCTATGAAAGGGAGGATTAAAAATATTTGTAAATGATAAAATTTGCATATACTAAAATTACCTAATAAAAAAACTATGTCCCTACTAGACTTACAAGAAAAACTATTATGACAAGTACAACGAGAATACTCACAAGGTGAACAACACGTAAGAGTTTGGAGAACAGAAGTACAGAGCGAGATATCCAAACTAGAAGAGAAGATTCCAGATGGCAAAATTAAGATAGATCTCGTAAAAGAGAATGTAGACTTTGAACGCGCCACATTTCTTACCGATGATATTGATGTTACTTTTGTATCTGATGAATGAGTTCTTGGAAAAGAAGTATGTGAGAATGCTAATCTTGTAGCAAAGTACGACTACATTGATACAAATAGAAAAGATATAAAAGACCAGATTATTATAGATAACTGATACTATGGAATTGCAGTTGAAGTAATGGATATGTACGATGAAGATGAGAACCAACCATACTCACAACTTGTACCACCAGATACAGTTATTCCAGACCCTAAATGCCAGAAAGGTTCTTACCAAAGATTCGTAGGTATTGAAAGAAGAATACCTGATTGGAAGCTCAAAGGAAACAATTTTGATATTTGAGATATGGAAGTAGCAGACTTTTCTACTAGTTACGAAATGAGAATGTCTGATATGAGTAGAGAGGGGAATAACTTTATTTATTCTAATGAAGGACTTGTAGATATTTACGACCATTACAC